TGTTATGTTCATTGGTAGGATTAATACCTTCTGGCATCAAGTATCTATGCACTTCTCCATTTTTACCTTTAATCATAACAGTACTGCCGTAAGGAGAGAATCTAGTTGAAACCACTGTAACATCATCACTATTCAGCTCATCCATCTTAATAGCCTTTCCAGCTGGTTTGAAACTATTAGTCTTTCTATCAAAGTCCACCTCTTGGAGTTTAGTTCCTCTTGCAGCAATTTGAATAGCAGATTTCATGTCTTTCTGTTGAGAACTTGACACAGTATAGTCAAACTCAGTGCTCTTAGTAGCATCATACTTTGAAGATGTATTATCTTTATTGTATTGTGCCCAAAGATTTCCTAAATTACCTGGCTGCATTTTACCATTTATAAAGTATTTACTGCCTCCAATACTGTCAATAAACTTTTTAAACTCAGTGGGTTGATACTTATTTTCAGTATTCAATTGTGTTTCAGCATTCATAAGTCTTGCCGTACCTCCACCTGATGCAGCTGTGCTTACCCTTGGAGCAGCATTCCTATTATACTCATCAAAGCCTTTCTTATTCATCTTTACACGGCCATTAGCATCAACATCAAAATACTTGGCAAAATTCCTCATATTTGCATTTGCTTCATCTACTTCTTTCTGGCTATAAATATTTACAGGATTAATAGCAAGCCCTCCTCCCTGCTGTTGCAATTGTTGTTGAGCTATTTTAGCTGCTTGCTCTTGCTCTGCCATTCTTAGATTATGATTATAATCGGCCATTCTCATCTGAGAAGCTTCTTGTGCTGCAAGTTTAGCTGCTTCATCAGTATATTGACTTACTTGTGTCTGACCAACTGCATTCCATAAGCCTTGGCTAGCATAAGCATAAGCTTGTTTCAAGGTTGCAGCATCTGCCCATTCAGGAATCTTTGAACTCTGAACAGCTTGCTCTACTATGGAATTAAGTACTCCAGTCTTATCTGAAGCAGGATTTTGTATGGCTTGAGCTACTTCAGCAGCAGTATAGCCATGTTGCTGTAACCAAGTCTTTGTAAAACCATCTAAGGGTTTACCATTACCATAGTCCCTTAGACTCTTAGCAATAGCACTGGCTGCAGTTCCAACTTGCTGAGCAAGCATTGCACCACTATAAGATTCATACCCTAAATCAGGATTATCCAGATAGTCATCAAATGATGTCATATCAGCTCTCCTTGAGAAAAGCCTTGTAGGATCTTTAAGCCTAAGATCATTCTGCTCCTTAATTTGATTTCTCCTAATTGAGTCTATATCATAAAGCCTTCCAATCTCTCCCTGATATCTCCTCTTCAAGTCAAGCAGACTTCTTGCATTAGACATAGACTTTCCATTAGACATAAAGTCTTTGGCATCATTGCTAAGCTGATTGGCATAGCCTTCATATATCTGCCTTGCCTTACTTCCCTCAGGAAGAGTCTCAGAAAGATACTTAAATTTATCTGCCCTATTCTGTAAGTCAATATAGGCTGCTTCATCCTTCTCATAAGCATCTTTATACATTACAAAAGGCTGCAGCATCTCTTGAAAGCTAAATGGCTGGTAAGATGCATCAATGACAAAGTCATAATTACTTCTCCTGTATGGCATATCTCTATATTTTTGTACCGTTATTTATTTCATCATTTTTATGATGATTTCTTCTGCTTAGTGATATTAATCTGCTTCTCCTTAAGCCTTGCATCATCTGCCTGCTTCTTCTTATCAAGAGAAAGCTTTTCATCAAACTGTCTTGCATTCTCAGCAATCTTTTCCCTTTCAATAGCATTGGCTTCATCATTGTCATGATTCATCATGGCAAATCTCTGAGCCTCTGCCTGAGAATTAATCTCAGCAACAAGCAACTTAGTCTCATTATCTTCCTGATGCATCTGATACTCTCTTTCAGCCTTAGCCTGTTCAAGCTGTGCCTGTTGCTGCAACTGCTGCTCAAACTGCTGCTGTTGCATCTGTTGCATTTGCTGCTGCTGCATCATTGCCTGCTCCTCATAGGCCTCAATAAGTCTCATGCGCTCAGATACACTCTTGGTAGTATATATCTTTATCAGGGTAGAGAAGTTCATCTTATCATTCTGCAGACCTGCCTGAGCAAGCTGTCCAAGGTTCTGGTTAAGCTCTTGTACATCATTGCCCAAATCTACTACCAGACCATAGTCACATTCTGCAAAGTCGTCTCCATCAATCTCAATGGTCTTCTTGAAACCATCATTCATGATGTAGTCAAATTTGATTTTCCTTCCCTTATAGGCTATCTTGGCTGTCTCAAGGAAGCATTCCAAAGCTCTCTTCTTCACACTGTCATGATAGGTAAACAGCCATTGAGTACTGTGTGAACTCTGAAGGGTAGCCCTTTCTACTCCTCCTACAGTCTCCCTATTGGAAATCTGTCCTTCTCTCTGTCTGGAGATACCTGACAAATCTCCTATCTTATTGCTAATCCATTCCAGCATGGAGATGTAACTCTGAATCTCATTACCTAATGAGGCATCAATCACACCACTGGAAGCATTATTCAGACTGGCTGCAAGTCTTCCTGTAGCTGCTCCTACATCTCCTTCATTCCAGGAATTCTCTACAGCTACACCATTTACATTGATATAGTATAGCCATTTATCTGCATCCCATCCCTTAGGAACTTTAGCAAAGTCCAGTCTGATAACCTTACCTACATTCTTTGCCAAGGTCTTGTTCAACCTGTCATTGATAATATCATAGAGATAGGCATAGGGCTTCATGATATCTACCATAGAGAAAGGCTCATATCCATTGGTTGAATAGATGCTGCCTACAATACCAAAGTGGCATCTTGAAGGATTACTCATAGAGTTATACTGCACAGGTCTGGGCCTCATATTCACATAGATATCAGCACCAATCTTTGTTCCTTCCCATGCTTCATTTACCCAGAATATCTGTTCCTCTTCTCCCTTATCTGGGTCACAGTAATAGGTCTCAGGATAGAAGTTGAATTCCTCTTCTCCTGTTACAGGGTCATAACTCTTTACTTTCTTAATCTTTCTCCTTGACTTCCAATACACCTTCAATACCCTCACATTACCATTCATATCATAGGGAGTCAGTGTACTCATATTATCATCTGCAAACAGGTCTGCAGGTGTCATCACCCTTTCTCCTGCTTCCCAATGATTTCCAAGGAAGTCAAGTCCTACCAGACTCCTGAGTGGATTACCTACTCTTGCATCTATATTATCCATAGAGTCTGATGCATTGCTATATACACTCCCTGAACCTTCCTCAATGGCTTTGATATCTTTGGCAGAAAGCACATCATAGTAGGCATCTATTACAGAACCAGGATTCCTATAGCCTTCCAGGATAATCATGTCAGCATCTTCTATCTTGTTGGAATAGCCACTCATCAGGACTCTCATCTCCAAGAGATTTATCTTTTCAAAGGTAGGCTCTCCTCCAACAATATCACACTGGTAGGCTTCTTCTCCTACAGCATAGCCATCTACAAATCCCTGGTTGAATTTCTGGTCTATCTCCAGTTCTTTCCTGTAGTGGTTAAGGAAATAGTTTCCCTCTACTTCCCTCTTGTCCTGGTACTGATACTTGAAATAGGTATTCAACCTGTCTAACTCTCTTTGGAAATCCTCCTCACTCTGGGAAGTATCCTGAATCAATTGCTGAAGAGCTATATTTACCTGACGGTTCTTTTCTTCTTCCATCAAGGTAATGGCACTTGGATTAGTCACCACTACCCTTGGGTCAAACAACCTGTTAGCTTCTTCTCCCCTGAGTACATTCAACTTGGAATTGATGATACTGTAGTGTTGAATTTTATCAGGTATAAAGGAAGCATTTAGTCCATAAGGATTTACCAATGCCTTCAGGTCTTCCATGTGAAGAATACCATTCAGCAAGTCATAGTTAATCTTCATGCCATACCATGACTTCCTGGCTACATGATGATGCATGATACTATGGTTGTCACCAAAATCCACACACTTCTTTCTCCAGGCTTTATTCTTCCTGCTGAAAGATAACTGCTGAGGTGGAAAACCATTATATAAGTAACTCATATCTCAACTTTATTCTTTAATCCTTAATAAGTAAATCCTTTCTTCCTCTTAATCTTACCTCCCTTAGCTCCAGAATTCTTCTGCTTAGCAAGCCTCTTAGCTCTCTCTTCATCAGTCTCATACCTCAGCATTCCATTAGCTATATAGGTATTAGGAGTCATCTGACCAAACAATCCAGTAGCAGCCATATCAGAAATCATATTTCTCTGAGCATTCTCTCTGCCTATATCTCCTACACCCTTAAGCAATCCACTGATATTACCATAGATACCATTGTACCATCCAGCATCAGCATCCGTCTTAGCCTGTGCTGCATGAAGTTTCATCTGAGCATTACTTCTGGCTGCATTGTTATAGGCATCTGCATTAAACTCTGAATTCCTGTTAAAGGCCTGAGCATTAGTTTGATTAGTTCCCCTATTGAAAGTCATTGACTGGGTATACTTGTTCCAGTTGCTCTCATCTGCCTGCCTATCTGCAGTACCCAAATCTATTTGGGTATTATATCTATTAGCCAAAAGTCCAGCCATTGCAGTACCTCTATTACCTCCAGAAGTATTCATTATATTTCTATCTGTAGCTCTTGAAGAAGCCAATATCCTGTTACTTTCAAACAATCTGTCAAGAGGAGTATATCTCATATAGTCTCCAATAGGCATCCAACTTGCAGTAGTATATCTACCAGCACTATTAGCTGCAGCCTCCAATCCAGAAGTATCAGGCCTTCCAATACCAAGAGCCTGCATTCCCAATCCTACAGCAGGAGCAAGCAATCCAGCATACCTCCAGTTCTCATTTCTATGGATAGGAACCACTTCTCTATCATCACCAGTTCCAGCTGCAGGATTATTATTCCCATTACTCTCATTATTCCCAGCAGCCCCAGAATTCTCAGCTGCAGGCTGTTCCTGGGGTTTATCTATCCAGCTTCCTGAGTTCCAATCCCATGCTTTTGCAGTAGCACCTTCTGCAGGTGTACTTTCTGGAATAGAAAGCCCATAAAGCTCATTCTCCCCATATTTCCAATTCTCATTAGGAGCATAGGTAAGACCTAAACCTGCAAATTCATCTACTAAATCCTGGTAATATTTATTATCACCGTAAGCTGTAGAACCAAAGTTACGAATAGAAGTTCTTGGGCCATTATAGCCATCTACCCAATTGGAAGGCTTATCTTCAGTAGCAGCCCCATTAGGAAGGTCAATGGATTCTGCTATCAGATTCCTTACATTACCATTTTCATCTGTTGTATAGAATCCTGTATTACCATAGAGCCTGTCAAACATCTGTTGATGTCTTAGAATATCATCACTGTATCCATGCGTAGGATTAGCAGCTCCTTCCCTTACATAGTCATAATAGCTTTGTTGTAAGGTATTCAGCTCATTCATGGCATCTCTCCTGATAGCATTCTTGGTTTCTTCATCAGGAGCCATCTTAAGTTTTTGTCTTACATTCTCAATATATTTTCTGAGACCAGGCTTGGTAAATACATCCCAATGGTTTTCTTTATCATTCTTCCATTTGCCTACATTTTTCTTTCCTCCTTCATCAAACTTATTAATCTTACCACCACAAGCCATTTGAGGCTGAGCTGTTGCCACAGTGCCCATAGCATCAGCTGTGGGAACTCCCTGCACCATCTGTTGCTGCTGTTCTGCCATAGCTATTTCTTCAGGAGTAGGCTGTTGCTCTGCAGCAGCTTGTTCAGCCATTGCTTGTTCCTGCATAGCTTGCTCCTGAGCTATTTGTTCTTGCTGAGCAGCCTGTTGCATCAAAGCTGTCTGCTCTTCAGGACTTAATGCTTCAAAAGCCTCTCTTGCCCGTGCTGCTTCCATCTCAGCTTTTTGACGCTCCTGTTCTTCCGCCAAATCTGCCATCTGTGCTTTAAAAGCAGCCTGTGAAATCGGGTCATTAGGTCTTTCTGATACTTCTTTTTCCAGCTTCTTAGATAAGTCTGCATAAGTCATTTCTCTTTTCTTTCCAATATGGAATCTTTCCTTCGTAATATCATCAATAGGAATCCTTGTAGAATACACATAGTCATTAAATACTGTCTCTCCTTCTTCTACAAGGTTGGGCACTCCCTGAGGATCTACTCCCATCTGTACTCCTTCATAGGGATTTTCTTCATGAGAACTTCCTGCATTGACATAGGTAAGACCTGTAGGGAAATCAGAGCCATTAGTCTGCAAATCTCCACCAATGGCATACCCATTATTTATAAAATTAGGTATCTGAGTCATACCCATCATCTTATTCTTCAAATCATTCTGACGTTTCTTCTCCGTAAGATAGTCAGACATAAATCCATAATTCACAGCACTCATATCATTCTCAGTATTTCCTATTATATCCAAAGGTCCTCCATAAGCACTCTGATTCCTGTTAAAATCAGTAGTGCCATACCACCTCAAAGCATTTTCCAATTGTCTCTGTTGTATATTCTTTTCTGCATTTTCAAAAGAGTTATCCCCAAAAGCCAAAGCCCAATCTTGTGTAGCTTCAAGTTGTTTAGCCTTTTCAGTTCCTTTACTATTAAACCATCCGTCTTTAATTTCTCCTAGGTCTACACGGTTCCTTCCACCCATTGCAGCATCCTGACTTAAGAGGGTATCATAATCATCAGCATTGTAGTTTGTGTTAGCAAGACGGTTGATATTATCATTAACAGCTTTCTCATTTTCAATCTTATAGCCAAAAGCTGCATTGGATAATCCTCCAACTACTTTAGCAGCAGCACCTGCTATAGCCAGATAATAGTTACCAGAAGAAAGACCTGCCTGAGTAAGTGCTACACCTGCATCTTCCATAGCATTTCCAAAACCAGTCTCTCTACCTCCAGCAAGATGATGTACAGGGTCAAGGGTATCCCACATTCCTCTCTTTTCACCTGTATCAATACTACCAAGAGCACTGGCTCCAAGAGCTATGGCTTGCTGGGCCCCAGCAGACATACCTTTAGACTTGCCTTTACTTCCACTTCCATTATCATTAACTCCAGCATTCTTCCAATTC